GAGTGCATACGATATGCACAATCTGGTTATCGAAACCCGACAGGAACCCATCAGCCGTCCGAACATGACCCGGATTGGTCTGGGTCTGGACGTCAAAGAGCTACAGATCACGCCGGAATGCTTCGCCAAAATTCAGGCGATGAACATCCCGTTTCCCTGTCAGCTTGATTTGACGGTGGGGTCGACCGTCGGCTTTCGTGGTCTGGAAGCGATCATCGAGGCCGTGGCGCTCGTCCAGTTGAAAGCGGCCTAATCATGGATACGCGCTTCTGGCGGGTCGTCATGGCGGAAGATTCAACGTCGTTCCCTTGGGATTGTGTTGAGTTCTATCTGCTTGGGGGTTTCGATGAGGTTTGGGAACAAGCCTGCGAAATGCTCGAGGATTCCAGTTACCGCGAAGTCTTCGTCTATCGGCCGTCCGACGATTCCTTGGCGTATCACGCGACTGACTGGTTCGGGCCGGTCGTTGGTCGCTTCGTTCAAGAACGGGCGGTTTGATATGTCGCGCACTTTCCAAGAGTGGTGTAACGAACTCTCTATTTGTGCCACTGCGCCGCTTTGCGATATTGAGGCGGGTTATCACGGTCCGTTATCTGAGGCACTTCTTGATACTTGGTGCGGTGTTCGTCGTTCGATGTTGGAAGCTATTGCTGACTTGATGTTACAGGATGGGTTTCCGGTTTCTGACGTTCTCGATGCTTTGCGTTCCGCGCTCGGTTTCCGGCAGTGATGTTTCTGGCTCCCCTCCTCCCCTTGTTTACCGTTTTGACGGCCAAAGGGTTGCAGTGGAGGGGGGCCATCCTTACCCCCACCCCTTAGAACACTAGGGGGCTACGCGACAAAATGTCACATTCAACGTTTATTGACGGCATTGTTATGAGTCAGCGGTTCCGCCCTGACTCCGTTAAATCGCTCGCTGGCCTTCGGTCGATTTCGTACCGGGAGACTGGCGACATAAACCATGAAGGGGAAACCGTCGAAGATCAAGAAGTCTTGCCCGAGCGTATCCGGTCGGCGTGGATTCAGGGTAGTCACAATACGAAAATTCAAATGTCATCGGATGGTACGTTAGTCCAGCTTAAAGGCAATCCCGGGCGTTTTGGCCGGTCGGACAATGTGTTTAATCGTGATTGGGATGGCACGCTCGCCGTGTGCAATCAACTTTTGAATAGTCAAGGGCTTCCGGCCTTCGATGTGGGCGAGCCGTACGCGTCCAGCGAGTTGATTTATGATCTTGACGGCAATCTGGCGTCACGCCCTGAGTTCAAGGGCTACATGGTTTCACCGGAGGAAGGAGCTGGACATGAGGGCGCGCGGGTCTGGTCTATCCATGTTACGAGGAATTTCATCGCGGGTTCTGACGCAAACGCTCTCGCGGTTATTGGCTGGCTTGATTCGCAGTCTGTGGCGCGGGTGAAGAAGCAACGCTTTGGCAAGTCTACGGTCGTGTGGGGCCATTTGCGTTATTGCCAAGTCGAGGCGTATTTGAAAGCTGACGAAATGTTGGCTCATTGCAAGGGGGAAATCGAGCGCGAACAGATGCGTCAAAACCCCGTGTATCAGTGGTGCCGTGAAAACGGCGTGGTTCGTGTTGAAGTCAAAGCTGCCAAAGATTGCCTCCGTGATATGGGGCTGACCTGGGCGGGAGAATGGACTATGAACAAGGTAATTCAGCTTTTCGAGGCTCGTACGGAACTTCTCCATCGTGTCAAAACCGATATTGAAGAATTCGATCCTGCAACGCTTCCGTCGCGTGTGGCATTGACGGCGGAGGCTTGGCTGCGTGGTGCCGATGTGCGGCGCTCTATGTCGAAGGTTACGTTTTGGCGGCATGCGAAAGTGCTTCGTGAATACGGCATTGATATTGCCGAACCTCGCAACGTGTTTTCCATGCCGGTACGGATCAAGACGATCGAGTTGCAGTCTGCCGTTGCGCCAGATTGGTATTGGGAACAGTCGTTACGTCGTAGGGTTGCTTAGGGTTTTCCCCTGCTGTGCCGTCTTTGATCAGCGGCGCGGCTTTTATCCACTCTCTTAAAGGAGAAAACATCATGATCAAGCGTATCTCGTCTGTTGTTGGCGGTCTGTTGGTTACTGCCGGTTCTGCGTTCGCTGCTGTCCCGGCTGACGTTACGACCGCGCTCGCCGATATGAAGGCGGATTCTCTGACCGTTGCCGGTCTGGTGCTCGTCGCCATCATCTCCATCGCTGGCGTCAAGTTCATCCGTCGCGGTCTGTAATCGACGGAAGCCGGAAATCGGGGGGCTTCGGCTCCCCGTTTTTCTTTAAGGGGCAATCATGGGTTTTCTGGTGGGTGAACGGTGTTTTGACACGCAAGCGCAAGCGGCTGACCAGTGGTTCAGCGGCAAGGAACCGAGCTATACAGCCGGTTCCACATCTTATGTGTCGTGGTTTGAAAAAAACGTGTCCAACGTGTGGCAGATCAATCGCCAGAGCATCTCCAGCACCGGCACCATAACCAATCTGACCACCAGCAACGCGACGGTGCCGGTTTTTCCGTCCTGTACGGTCACAGACAATTTCAATGATGGGATGCTCCTCGGTTGGGGCGTCGCTGCTGCCATGATCGGCGCTTATGCCATCAAATTTATTGCGAAGGGGCTGTGACATGATGCTGACGCTTGACCTTTATGCATGGGCGGGATTTCTCGCCGTTGTGCTTCCGATGTGGGTGATTGTCCATGACTAATTCCCGCCGGTTCTTTTACCTGTCTGTCGGCCTTTTGCTCGGTTCTCTTTCTGCCGCATCATTCGCTGCGACGGTTGCTTATAAGTTCAACGGTATGAACGTAACCCGGGAGGCTGGCGTTACGCATCTACGCGGAACGTCACCGTCTGAATTTGCCGCATCCGGCGCCACAGTCTCAAATCACATCATTTCCGGCTCCGGCTCTGCGAATTGGTACGTTGGAACTGGTGCTTTGCTTCAGAGTGGCGGCGTTGTGTTCAATGCAGCGGTTCCGATTGCTGCTACGGCTGCTGCTGTCGCGGTTACTGCTGTACGTGCCAATCCTGCCGGGCTTATTACGTCAGCCGTTGCGAGCTATCTACTATCAAAGGGCATTAGCTACGTCGACGGTCAATTCAAGCAGTCAGGCGGCGACATGCCGGCGAACCCGTTTTATCCATCAGTAGCCTGTAAAGGTGTCCCGCCTCCGTGTGGCGGCCCTAATCAGTTAGCCCCAAATAGTTCATGTTATACGGATGGAGGGGGACACTACACTCGGTCAATGGGCGGCGTGCTGGAAGGATATCAGGCCGTGAATACCTGCGGAGATGACTCGATATTTATGCCTTTGAATGGTACGCCAACACCGTCCCAGTGTTTAACGGGTACGTGGAACGGTAGTTCCTGCACTGGTGAACCAGTTCCTGCCACCGAATCGGCGTGGGATGGTGCTAGAGTTGGTTACTGGCCCGATCCGGCTATTTATGACCTCGTAAAAGCCGGTGTTCCGCTTCCGACCGATCATGCGATTTTCACGCCAGATCATAAGGATGTTCCGCTATCTGACCCCTACCTTGATCCAGTTACCGGAAAACGGTATCAGGATGTTGCACGAGTCACGCCACAGCCTTCCGCACCCGATACCGCGACGGTTCAAACGGTAAAGCAAGAGGTGGATGCAAATGGCCAGCCGGTCTTAGATCAAGGCACTGGCCAGCCTGTGCCTCCGGAAGCGGAGACTGATTTGTGCAAGCTCAACCCTGACGCCTCCGGCTGCAAGCCGTTGGACGAGGTTCCCGATGTTGAACTTGAGGAAAACACCATAACGCTGTCGATCTCGCCCATTTCGGGTTTCGGCCCGGATACCGGCACCTGTCCCAGTCCACGCTCCCTGTTTTCTAAGGGTGGTCAGCCGGTCGTTTGGGAATGGACACAGTATTGTGATTTTGCATCAGGCATTCGACCGTTAATTATTGGCTTCGCGTGGATTTCCGCGCTCATGATTGTTATCGGTGTCGCTCGGAGGAATAGCTAAATGGCTTTCGGTGGATGGGGTTCGTTTCTCGCTGGCGTTGCTGGTCCGATCGCCAAGCGTGTCCTTATGTCGCTCGGCGTCGGTGTCCTGACCGTTGCCGGGGTTCAGGCAATGATAACGGCGGCGCTTAACGCTGCAAAAACCGCGATGGGTGGGTTATCTGGTGAGGTGTTGCAGATTCTCGCGCTCTCTGGTGCGTTCTCTGCCGTGTCGATCATTGCCGGGGGTCTTACCGCTGCCGGTACCGTGATTGCCTTCAAGAAATTGGCGGTTCTATGATTACGCTTATCACTGGCGCACCCGGCGCGGGTAAGACTCTTCTCGCGGTTTCTGACTTCCTTTCGGAAGCTCATGAAAATGGCCGTAAGATGATTGTCGACGGCATTCCCGATCTGCAACTCGATCACGAACCAGCGCCTCCCGTTTCTACTTGGACAACCTACATTGATGACCCATCGAGCCAAGATAACCAAAAACTGCTTTTCAGCTTCCCGGAAGGTTCGCTTATCGTCATTGACGAGGCACAGCGGGTTTATCGTCCTCGACCGGTCGGTTCGAAGGTTCCGCCTGAAGTCGCGGCTTTTGAGACTCACCGTCATCAAGGGTTAGATTTCATCATCCTGACGCAACATCCGAATCTGATTGATTCCAACGTTCGCAAGCTCGTTGGTCGTCATCTTCATATTCGTGATCTGGGGGTACTTGGTCGCAAGGTTTATGAATGGCCTGAAGTCGGCAATCCTGAACGTTTCCGCGATGCGCCAATTCAGCGCAAATACACCATGCGGCGCAAGTCGTTCGCGCTCTACAAGTCGGCAAGCCTTCACGTCAAGCCTAAACGGGGTCTGCCAAAGGGCTTGTTTGCTGTCGCGGTTTCCATCCCCTTGATGATTGCCGGGGGTGTCATCGCATGGCAGTCGATCAACAAGAAAATCGAGAATAAGCCGGTCGTTTCTTCTTCGAACCATTCCGCTGTTGTGTCGGCTCCTGTCTTGTCAGTTTCCCCGGGCGTTGACCGTGACGAAATGCTTGTTGAGTTCGTGCCTCGTCTTTCAGGCCGTCCCGAAACCGCCCCGGCCTATGATGCTCTTCGTCAAGTCAAGAATATGCCCGTTGTCGTCGGCTGCATTTCCACGGCGAAGCGTTGCTCTTGTCAGACTCAATCTGGCACAGATGCAGGACTTGACCGGCTGCAATGCCTCGCATGGATTCAGAATCCGCCGTTTGATCCATACCGGGAAGTAATCCTTCCGCAACCTTTGCGCCCTGCCGACGAGGCGCGGCTTGCCGCGACCGGCGGCAAGGTGCAAGGATCGGGGGATATACCACCGGGAGAAAAACGGGTGTCTGAAGATAGCGCACGCGCGGCTCCTCGTGTGCCTATCTCCTGATGCCGGGTTTGCGTTGGGCGGGGGCATCAGGGGCCTTTTGGCCCGTTCTACGCTTCTTCGCATCAGTACGACCGCGAAGCGCTGGCACACTGGCGCAAGCTTGACGCTCTCGGCGCTTTCTCCTGAA